AGTTTGAAGTAGAAGCTGACGACGACATGATCGGCGGAGACCCAGCTGATGACATGATGAATGACATTGGCGTGGATGACGAAGAAGAAGGCGACATGGGTGACATGGATATGGACGACATGGACATGGACGATGATGTGCCTAACCTTGACAGTGCTTTTGATAATATTGAAGATGCACTTGAAGATTTAAAAGCTGAATTTGAAAAAATGTTAGCTGGTGATGACACTGATGGTGACGACGATATGGGTGACATGGGTGACATGGGTGACATGGGTGACATGGACGGAAAAGAAGGCGACGAAGACGATATGGACTTCGACGATGAAGAAGAAGATGACGAGGAACCAAAAGAAAACTACGGTTTCGGTGAATCATCAAAGAAATCAGCAGGCGAGCAAATGCGTGAGTACGTAGAAAAAGTTGGCGGCGCTACATATAATACCTATGGTAAAATGGGTGACAACGGTGTTAACACCAAGTCAGCTGTTGCCGGAAAAAATGACATGGGTGGAACTACTGCAAACCTACGCGGTGGCGAGTCAAAGTCAGAAGGTACACAGGGTGGACTTGCAAATCCATCAGTAAAGGATATGAGTACCAAGAACATCAACGTTCCTGGCGGTAAAGCAGGTAAAACTGGATTTAAAAAATCAGAACCTGGCCATGGCGCAGAAAAAAAATCGGCTGGTGATAACGGCGACAAGTCAACAAAAAGCCCAATTAACGGCTTGAATAGTCGCTCTAAGTAAGGAAGTTTGAATGAGAAACTTACGAGAGAACTTGACATTCGACCAAGCAAAAATGGTTGTTGAGTCTGCTAACGAAGGAAAAGACCTGTATATGAAGGGAATTTGTATACAGGGCGGAGTACGCAACGCTAACCAGCGTATGTATCCTGTAAATGAAATTGGCAGGGCTGTCAAAACTCTCAGCGATCAAATTACTGGAGGATTCAGTGTTCTCGGAGAAGTTGATCATCCGGAAGGCCTTAACATAAACCTAGACCGTGTAAGTCATATGATCAGTGAATGCTGGATGGATGGCCCAAACGGTTATGGAAAACTAAAAATACTACCTACTCCAATGGGAAACCTAGTTCGCACCATGCTTGAAGCTGGTGTGAAACTAGGTGTCTCATCCAGAGGAAGTGGAAACGTGTCAGAAGATGGATCAGGCAACGTATCAGATTTTGAAATAATCACTGTGGACGTCGTGGCTCAACCCAGCGCCCCTGGTGCATACCCAACACCAATTTACGAAAATTTAATGAATTCTCGCGGAGGGTATCAGGCATATCAATTATCACAGGCAACTAGGGAAGACCCCAAGGCACAAAAATATCTAAAGGAATCGCTGATTAACATAATCAGCAAACTCCAATAACTAGGAGAAACAAAATGTTGGATGCACTGAAAACACTTTTCGAAAATAATGTAGTATCGGAAGACATCAGAGCTGATATTGAGAACGCTTGGAACGCAAAGATTGACGAAAATAAAAAGCAGGCAACTGCTCAACTTCGTGAAGAATTTGCGCAAAAGTATGAGCATGATAAAGGTGTTATGGTGGAAGCCATTGACACTTTGCTTTCCGAGCGCCTTGCAGAAGAAATTGCAGAGTTTGCAGAAGACCGCAAGCAACTAGCAGAAGCAAAAGCAAAATATGCTGTTGCAATGCGTGAAAATGCAAACCTTCTAAAAGGATTTGTTGTAAATCAATTACACGAAGAAATCAAGGAACTACACGCAGACAAGAAAGCAATGGCAGAAAATTATGCCAAGCTTGAAGAGTTTGTTGTAGAAGCTCTATCTAGCGAAATTGCAGAATTTTATGAAGATAAAAAAGATTTAGCGGAAACCAAAGTACGTCTAGTACGTGAAGCTAAAACACACTTCAATAAAGTTAAACATGACTTTATTGAAAGAAGCGCAACATTGGTATCAGAGACTGTTGCTAAAACACTCAACAATGAAATAAAATCATTGAAAGAAGATATCGATGTAGCACGAAGAAACGACTTTGGTCGTAAAATATTTGAAGCATTTTCTACTGAGTACAGTAGTTCTTATCTAAATGAGAACTCAGAGACTGCAAAGCTAATGAAAGTACTTGATCTTAAGAACAAGCAACTTGCAGAAGCTAAAGTACATGCTGCAAAGGCAATCAAAATTGCAGAATCAAAAGAAGCTGAAAGAAAGCGTCTAGTAGAATCTGCTGAGAGAGCAAAAGTAATGAACGATCTAACTGGACCTTTAAGCAAGGACCAGCGTGAAATTATGACAGACTTACTGGAATCAGTTCAAACAACAAGACTACGCTCTTCGTTTGAAAAATACCTACCATCAGTTATTGATAGTAAATCTCCAGCAAAGCAAAAGGCAAAATTAACTGAAGGCAAAGAAATTACAGGCAACAGAACCCCACAACAAATGACACAACAAGCAGACGATACAAATGTACTCGATTTACGCCGTCTTGCTGGATTGAATTAAGGAGATAATGATGTCAGAACTACTAGAATCCCGCTGGCAGGACACCAAAACTGCTCTTCTTGAAGGCCTGCAAGGCAACAAGAAGTCAGTTATGGCTGCTACGCTGGAAAATACTCGCAGATACCTTTCAGAAAGTGCAACTGCTGGTGCAACCAGTGCAGGTAACATAGCAACACTTAACCGTGTTATCCTACCAGTTATCCGCCGTGTAATGCCAACTGTTATTGCTAACGAATTGGTTGGCGTTCAACCAATGACTGGCCCAGTTGGTCAGATCCACACTCTACGTGTGCGTTATAGTGATACTGCTGCTGGCGTAACTGCTGGTGAAGAAGCACTAAGCCCATTCAACATTGCTCGTGCATATTCAGGTAACGAACTTGAAAATACACCTGCTGCTGACCGTTTGGGAGCATTGGAAGGTCAAGCTGGTAACAGAATGAGCATCCAGATCTTGAAGCAAACTGTAGAAGCCAAAACACGCAAACTAAGCGCACGTTGGACTTTTGAAGCTGCTCAAGATGCACAGTCAATGCACGGTATTGACGTTGAAGCAGAAATCATGGCAGCTCTTGCACAAGAGATCACTGCTGAGATCGACCAGGAAGTGCTACACAGCCTACGTACACTAGGTGGTACTGCTGTTGAAACTTATGACCAATCAAAAGTATCAGGTACTGCTACTTTCGTTGGTGATGAGCACGCTGCACTTGCAGTTCAAATCAACCGTGCAAGCAACTTGATTGCACAGCGCACACGTCGTGGTGCTGGTAACTGGGTAGTTGTATCGCCTTTCGCGCTTACAATCCTCCAGTCAGCAACTACAAGTGCGTTTGCACGTACTACTGAAGGTACTTTTGAAGCACCAACTAACACTAAGTTTGTTGGTACACTAAACAATGCTATGAAGGTTTATGTTGACACTTATGCAAGTGATAGTACTTCTGTACTAATTGGCTACAAAGGTCAAAGTGAATCAGACGCACCAGCGTTCTATTGCCCATACATCCCTCTAATGAGTTCAGGTGTTGTGCTGGATCCAGGTACATTTGAACCAACTGTTAGCTTCATGACCCGTTACGGTTATGTTGAACTAACAAACACTGCGTCGTCACTTGGTAACGCAGCTGACTACCTGGCAAATGTTGCAATTACTAACAGTGCTGTAAGCTTCAGCTAATTTTTAGCTAACCCTAACAAAATAGGCCCTTCGGGGCCTATTTTTTATTGACTTGTGTAAGGTTTATGTTATTGTGTATATAAGTTAGGCACACAGGAGATACAGGCAATGAAACTTACACTACGCAAAGCAAACGCTGTTCAGGCTGCAATTAACGAAGCGATCAAAGGCTTGGACCTTGATACAAACGTGACTCTTAATGAGTTTGAAGGAGTACAAGATCAGATACAATCTGTTCGTGTTCGATTCTTTGCTTCACTTAATACACGAAATGACTTGGTAACAGCCTTGTACGAGATTCGCACAAAAGTTGCACAAGCAAACGCAAGCGCAGGCATTAACGATATGCTAAGTGGAGTTGCACAAGCTGAGAAAATTATCAGCTTTAACAATATGCTGGCTGGCAAAGGCGCACAAACTTCTTTGAGAGTTCTTAACGGACAGGTTAAGAAAAATGCAGAAGCGAAAGACGAAGGCTATGGTTATAGTCGACGTGATGTAGCTACTAGCGTCTTTACAGATTCTGAAGTAGAAGGGTTCAAGCGTACTGCTGCTGAGTACAAGCGTACCAAGCAACGCCTGCAGGACGAATTGCTAGAGCGCAATGTGCAGACTACAATTGAACTTACGGCAGTAAGTGTTGCAGCATTAAAAGCAGCAGACATCGTCTAACAGGTTTTGGTAGTTAAGCGTTCAAAGCGTAAACTACCCAGTGAGGAGAAAGAGAAGAGAATAAGTGCCAGTATGGGTTTCATACGAAACAGGTCAAGGTTCTCAAAACCTCAAAGCTGTTGTGCTCCAGTTTTTATTATAGCGTAATGCTTGCACTTTGATAACTGGAAATATGAAGCGTTATGCATTTTGTTTTTTGTTTTTTGCTTAGGGTGAGCGTACACCACGGCCCTTGCACATTGCATTGCTTATTACTTGCTTTCTCCAAACTGTCTTAATAGAGCTCGCTAGAAATAGCGAGCTTTTTTCTTTCTGGATAAATACTTAGTCAATAGTGTGCTGCAAGGCAGACTTATGCTGTACCCACAGCGTAGACCTAGAACGTCGATTAAGGAGAAAACAAATGGGACGTCCACTGAAGAAAGATATATTTGGAGTTGATGTGATTGGTGAATCTGATGGCACAACCCCTAACAATACTGGTGTAAGAATAGAATTTTGGAACGGATCTTCATTAGAAGAAAACGGTTCCATCATTAAACAGCGTGGTGCAAAAACTTTTGTTGTAGCAGCTGAAACAGACGTAGCGGCAGCAACAGCTGGTGCAACTGAAAACATCAAAGATACAGCAAATAAATTTACTTGTATATTACAAAATAGTACGCCAAATGCAGCAGGTGAAATGAGATTATTTGGTTACAACCCAACTAACTCAGGTGCTGAAGTAAATATTGCAAAAATTACAAAGCGTGTAGCTACTGACTTTTCAGGTAATAGATATACATGGAAATTGGTAAACGACAGTTCAAATGACTATATTGAACTAACACCAACTGCATAATAAATCAATGGGGGAGTAAAATCCCCCATTAACTGGGATTCAGACATGTCTAAATTTTTAAATATACCAAACGGTGATTACAAAGTTAAAGTTCAAGAAGGTGGAGACATCACTCTTGATACTGGACTTAATGTTGGCCAAGTTAGAATTACTGGAAGTTTAATTGTTGAAGGTGATACTACTATTGTTGAATCTGAAACACTTTCGATTAAAGACAATATTATTGTAATTAATGATGGTGAAACAGGTGTTGGTATTACATTAAACGAAGGTGGAATACGTATAGACCGTGGAAGTTTATCTGATGCATTTTTTGTATTTGATGAAGATATAACATGGAGAGATCCATCAACTGAAACTAATAAAACTGGTGGATTTGTTTTTAAAAATGAAGCAAGTACATTGGTAGGTATTCGTACTAACAGTATTAGTACTGGTGGTGGTGATTTATATTTGATTAATAGTGGAACTGGAGTTATTAGTGTAACTGGTACAACTGATTACGAGTTGCAAGTTATATCTGGTGATGACGATGTCATACCCAATAAAGCTTATGTGGATAACAAAGTAGCTGATGTATTAGAAATAATCGATCCATCAAAAATAATCGATGGTTCGTCGACTCCGTCATATATTGAAGTAATAGATCAAGAAACAACTGGCAATCCTAGCATCATAAATATTGCAATTGATGATACGATTGTTGGATATGTTGATGCTACGGATGCAAGGTTACATGATATATTAATATCAGGATCAACTATACAAACTAACAATAGTTTTGGTGACTTGGTATTAGCTTCACCTGGAACTGGTATAGTGAGAATAAGTGACACATTGCAAATTGATGGGTTGCCAACTGCTGATGATACAACATTAGTACCAGTTGCTCCTGCAACCGGTACCAAATTATACATGGATGATCAGGGGACTGGTGGATCTGGGATATATTTCGTTAATGCAGAAAACACCAGAGATGAAATTATAAGTAATAACAGAGCACTAATATATAGCATGATATTTTAAGGATTAACAATGGCGATAGCAAATGCAGCAATTGCAAATACTGACACAACACTCGTAACTGTACCTGCAAGCACACGATATGCAGTTACAACAATAATGGTGTGTAATGTTTGGACTCCAAATCCAGCAGATCCAGCCGAAGGTGAAACATTTTTTGATATGCATTTTGTAAAAAGTGGAGATCCAAGAAATGACACTAACATGGTTATTAAGCGTTTAATTTTGCC